CGAATAAAGGAATTTGTGATGTCCAGCACTACAATTTCACGGTGTAGGGCACAATATGGGGTAAGTTAAAATGAGTTTAACTTTGATAAATAGTCCTGGATTGGCGACCTCAAATGCCTACTCCAGTCTTAGTACCTGTGCGCTATATATTTCTGAAAACATACATATAACAGCTACTTGGAGTTCTTTATCGACCATAAATCAAACTGCCTGTATAATATATGCAACAAGTTTAATCGATGAGCAGATGGATTGGATCGGCACAAAGAACTCGACAACACAATCTTTAGATTGGCCTCGTGATAATGTGGTGGATAAGAATGATGAAGATGTAACCTCTACTGATATTCCTATTGATATTCAGAGAGGAACTTCCTTTATGGCATATTTCCTATCTCAAGATGATCGCACATCGGATAGCGACACGTTCGGGTTTAAAAGTATAAAAGCAGGTAGCTTAGCAATGGTAATTGATAAATATGACAGAACACCAACAATGCCAAATTCGGTCTGGCAGATGTTATTACCCTACGGAACTAAGATGGCTTCTCTTCCAAGAACTCTGGAGCGAAAGTAGTATGGGCCTGAAAGAAACATTTATATATAACGAAACGGCACAGGAGATCAGTCCTATACCGTTTCTAACCAATAACTTTATCTATAAAGGAGATAAAATCATGGCTAATTTAGAGTCTACCAAAAAGAAAAAGGTCTGTCAAGTAGAAAATTGTGATGCACCAATGCGTAAATGTGGGTACTGTGCTAGACACTATGAACAAATAAGAAGAAATGGTAAAGTTATTGAAACTTATTTTGATAAACTCTCTACGACATGTAAAGTAAAAGACTGTTATACCAAAATATATTCTAACGAGTTATGTAAAAAGCACCACAATCAGATGGAACAGTATGGAAAAATAATACAAACAGTTGAAGATTCTTGTAAAGTGGAAGGATGTTGTGTAAATATTAAGAGTAATGGTTATTGTGCAAGACACGCAATGCAGATGCATAGATACGGGAAAATAATAGAAACATATTTGGACAAACCACCCAGAATTTGTAGTGTTGATGGATGTGGACTCCCACATAGTTCGAATGGTTATTGCTCTAAGCATTCAATGCAGGCACTAAGTAATGGAAAAATATTAGAACGCACACAATATGATCTAAATGAGTTTAGATTTGATGGTAATGATTGCTATATAACTTTGTATGACAAAGATTGCAATCCAAAAGCTGAAGCTATTATAGACTTGGAAGACTATGAAAAAGTAAAAGATTATAAGTGGGGTCTAACTTCATATGGATACGTAACACGAAGTCAAGTTTATGAAGGTAATACAGAGTTATATCTTAGTAGATTTATTTTATTCCCATTAAAATCACCACTGTTGACTATTGATCATAAAAATAGAAATCCATTAGATAATAGAAAATGCAATCTTAGGTACGCAACAAGATCACAAAATGGGATAAACATTGGGCCTCGAAAAAATAGTACCTCTAAATATAAAGGTGTTGGTTGGAATAAATCACATAAAAAATGGTCAAGTTCTATTATGAAAAAAGGTAATAGAACCTACATTGCTTTTTTTGATTCAGAAGAACATGCCGCCATGGCTTATAATTGTATGGCAATAAAATTATTTGGTGAATTTGCTTATTTGAATGATATAAATTTGGGATAGTTAATTATGGGCCTGAAAGAAACATTTCAGAGTGCGGCTAGTCAAATTATCGACGGTTTCGGAAACGTAGCCACAACTGGCTTGGCCTACCATTCTTTGGGTACATTTTCTTACGATCCAGCAACAGGTACAAATACAGAGTCAGGTGATACAGATACAACAATAAAAACCATCTTTGATGAAATTAACTCAGACGAAATCCAAGATAGAGACATTTTAATGACAGATAGAAAGCTCTTGGTTGCAAATAACGATATCTCAGTCACACCCAAAGTTGGTGATTATGTGACTATTAGTAGTGAAAGGTGGAACGTCACTTGGTGGGAAGTTGATCCAGCCGAAGCTCTTTTTGAAATCTTCGTTAGGAAAACATAATGGCAACATGGAAACCATTCAATTCGCGTGTATATGATCTCCAATTTGATAAGATCATCAAAGATGTCAAAGGAAAGATGGGTGCTTTATTGGAAGAAACAGCCAAAGGTGCGATGAATGATATTATCAATAATGAACCAGCTCCATATAAAACTGGTTCCTACATAGCAAGTCACCGTATTGGAGTTAACCAAGAAGATACGAGTGATACTGTGTTTGTAGAGAAGAAGGGAATTTCTTTAGAATCTGCTCGTAACCGTGCCCGTGCTGAACTGACTAAACTTAAAAATATCAAAGACACAGATACTATCACTATTTCAAATTCAGTTGGTTATTCTTCAAAATATGGTTATAGTTGGGCAAGGAATGTTGAATATGCTGGTTGGCATGGAAAAGGGCCATACTTAGTCTATGAAAAAGCAGCGTTGAAGGCACTGAATGATATTGAAAAACATGTACAATCTGTTAAAACAACCACAACTGAGTGGGATAAATAATGGGATTTAGACAAGACATACGTGCAGCAATAGAAGGTAGGTTATCTACTAATTGGACATCCACAGATATATCTTGGGATAATGTTCCTTATACTCCAGATGCAAGTACAGCTTTTATTCGTTTGTTAATTGATGAGGTTGATTCAAACCAAATCAGTATGGCGGGTATACCTTGTCATAGGATTATTGGTATTATTCATATTCCGATTATGGTCCCTACAGGTACTGGTACACAAACTGCCAAAGGGTACTCAGATGCATTAGGTGATATTTTTCGTAATGCTAATTTTAGTGATATTACCTGCAGATCACCAAAAACAGTCAGGGTGGGCGACGTAGGAGAGTTTTACCAGTACAGTTTTTTGATCAATTTTTGGGCTGATAAAGCCTTGGCCAACGCCACCTAGGGCTTGGATATGTATTTTTCATGGACAGCGATTGTGGTTGATCTCAGGAACTCTCAAGGCATAACGAGATGACAATATGCGAATTGATTTTGTCCAACCAGAATCAGATGGCGAATGTAGGTGCCAAAAATGCCAAAAACTATTAGCCAAAATAAAAGATGTTGGTGAATTTGCAATAATTGAGATAAAATGTACCAGAGCACATTGTGGATTATTGAACACATTTGAGATCAGAAGAAATGCACATCCCACAAGAGATAAAAAATCAAGCAATGAGAGAGTTACCTTTGGACTGCAAAGGCCAGCCAAAATGTAGTAAACAACCACTCTTTCAGATGGAATGTGAGTGTGAATGCTACAAAACTAATTTAGCAAGGTTAGTTGGACAGTATAGAAAAAATAAATAATGAGAACTATTTCAACGTAGTTCTCCAGCTGGGTCCACAGCTGTAGGGTGAGGGCGATTGACCACTCACCAGACTCCATATGGATTTATTTATGGTGATGGATCTTTAGGTAAGTTATTAGCAGAATATAGAAAAGATAAAAAATGAAATATTTTAACCATATTTATTACTTTATCGTCAGAACCTCCCTGAAGGTCAGTTTTTTATTAATTCAACCGATTGAGGAGGTATTTAAAAATGGGCGACAGTAACAGAACATCATTGTACTATGGAGAGGAAGTGTCTTGGGGCACACTTGCTACCTGTACGTTTCAAGAACTTCGCTTCACTGGCGAAAGTTTTGCTTATAATATTACGAATGTCACCAGCGCAGAGATTCGTAGTGATAGGCAAATCACTGATTTAATTCCAGCTGATGCAGATACGACAGGCGGGTTTAATTTTGAGTTTAGTTATGACTCTTTCAATGCACTGTTGGAAGGGGCGCTGTGGAGTGACTGGTCAACCAATCTTGCTATTTCGGCATTAGGCATTTCTTTTGGTAGTGGTGCAACAATGAGTGCTAGTAGTGCTTCTGCAAGTGCTGATTTTTCAACTGCTACACTCGGAGAATGGATAGAGGTTCGTGGTGGTACAAATGCTACAAATCGTGGTTACTACCAAATTATTACTAAAACAAGCCATAATGTTATTAGAGTATCGCCTTCTCCAGAGACACAAGCTTCTGTTGGTACTTCAGGTAATGCAGCTGTTACTATCAAGGGTTCTTATCTGCGTAATGGTACGACAGAGCATAGTTACTCTGTAATCAGATCACACGCTGGTCTTGCAACAGGACAACATTTCACGTTCTTAGGGCAAGTTATCAATACTTTTAATATAGCTGCACAGGCTGGTGCAATTCTTACTGGTAGTTTTGATTTCATGGGAGCAGCTGGTAGTTTGGCACAAAATTCATCTCAAGCACTTGTTGCAACTGCTGCAGGAACCAACACTGTTCTTAGTGCAGTTAGTAATGTTGCAGAAGTTAAGGAAGGTGGAAGCGATGTTGCTAGTTGTTTGGTTCAGGGACTTGATTTCACTTTAGCCAATAATGTTCGTGGTTTGAAAGCACTTGCCACTTTAGGTAATTGTGATATTGGTGTTGGTAAATGTGATGTCACTGGTACGTTAACTGCCTACTTTAAGGATAACAGCTTGTATGATAAGTACTTAGCTGGTACTCCAAGTTCAGTATCCTATAAAGTAGAGGATGCTTCTGGTAATGCTTATATCATTGATATGCCTCAGATTGAGTTTGAAACTGATGGTATTAATGTTGGTGGGCAAGATCAGGATGTAATGGAAACCCTTGGTTTTAGGGCGTATAGAGATCCAACTTACGGTTACACTCTTCAAATGAGTAAGTTTGCCGCGTAAGTGATCTCAACCGCATAGGATCAGATAGGTGTTTCCTCCTTTTCCTCTATTGATGTGCCCCGTGTTGATATGAGGTTTTCGTTGCATTTATCTGGTCCTATTTTTTTTAATTTGAGAGGAGTTTAAAATGGGAATAGTAATAGTAGAACAATTCAATCCTGTACATGGGTATTGGAATAAATTATATGAAGTAGATTCCGCTGACTTTGATCCAGATGCACCAATCACCATTGATAAATATGGTGGACCATACCGTAACAATTTTGTTGCTGAAAAAGTGGTTGTTGAAGATCCAGCACCTGAAGTAGCTGTTGAAGATATAGTACCTGATTTTATTAGGGAGAAGTTGGAAGAAAAAGTTGAAGTGGTATTTGAAGAAGAAGAGTTGGAGGAAGAAGATCCTCCAAAGTATGACGATAGCAGATGGTAAATCGCTAACACTTTAAACGGGGGAGTAGAAAAATGGGTGACGTAAAAAAGTTATTTGGAACAGATCCAACAAAAGAACAAGAAGGTGTGGTGCATGAGATGGGTGATGGTCTGAAAATGAGGATTGCTCGTATTGGTAATCCAAAGTATCAGAAACGATTTCAGGCACTTAGCAAACCTCATCGTAGGGCAATCAGACGTAGTACGTTGGCTGATGAAGTAGCAGAGAAGTTGCTGGTTCAATGCCTTTCGGAAACAATAGTTCTTGATTGGGAAGGTCTAGAAGAGAATGGAGAAGAAGTTCTGTACTCTCTGGAAAATTGTATTAGGATTTTGACTGATTATCCTGAGTTACGAAATTACGTTAATGATATTGCAAATGAGCTGGAAGGATACCAAGCTGAAGATGATGAGGAGGCAACCGAAAACTTAAAAAAGTAATGGGATGGAGTCTGAAAGCATCCGAGAAACAAGGTATAGGGGATCTAACCTGGCTTGAGTGGGTTAGACAGTTAGAAGAAGACGGTGAGGATACCACAGGGATGCTTGACGATGAACCAGAAATATTTTCAGATCTAATTGTTTATTGGGGCGCATTTCATATACTGTCTCCATCCCGTAGTTCAGGAATGAGTGTTGGTTACATACCTCTCCCTGCATATGAAAGTTACTTTAGAATATTTGGCGTTGATTCTCTCGAAGAACAGCTTAACTACCTTAAATTTGTTGGAGTTTTAGACTCCGAATATCTAAAGTGGCAGGGTGAAAAAAGTGAAACAGAACGTAAGAAAAACAAAAGTAAATCAAAAGGTCAAGCGCCACCGCGAAGGTAGGTCCTTGGCCTTTCGTGGTTTTTAATTATGGCAATATCTAATGTAAAATTTGTTGTTAGTGCTGAAGGTACTGAGAAGGTTGTATCAGCTATTCAACAGATAAAGATAAACACAAAATCTACTGTTGATGTACTTATTGGCTTAAATAACACTCTCAAAAAAATAGAGAGGAGGGGTCTATCTGGTCTTCAATCTGAATTTAATAAAACCACATCTGCATCTAAGAAATTAGAGATGCAGGTTAAAAAATTAGAATCTGCTAATGAACGATTAAAAGCTACAAATACAAAATTAACTGCTGCAAATAAGAAATTACGCGATAGTGTGGTAAGTGGCACAGCAGCAGTGAAGAAACAAGGTAAAGGCATTCGTAATTTAATACCCCATGTTGCTGCTGTTACACTTTCCTATATGGCTATGCGTAGAGCTGTACATGCTGTTATAGAAGCATTGAAAGCT